TCTGTTATCCGCCACAAAATCTACCTCGCAGCCAGATCCAGCCATAAATATATTCTGTTTTATATTTTTAAATCCACGATCAGACAGATCTTTTAGAACCCTATTTTCGAAATCGTCTCCAGACCTTTTGGACTCAGACTGAAAGTCTACTATCATTTATGCTCCTTCATGTGTCTGGATAAAGTAAGGTGTGCAAAATCTGATCTAACTTCTATTTCTTTCTTACATACTTCACATATTACTATGCGATTACTAGCCATCTCTACCCTTCGTAGTTTGGATGATCTAATGGGGTGGGGGCTGTTATTAAACACCCGCACTCATAGCACTCTGCATTACTTAAAAAATACATACCAATTTCATATGTTTCTATATCAAACGAGGCTGTTATCTTTAGCAAAGTAGAGCTGCAGCATGGACATACTGGGGTTGGCAAACCCCTAACATCATACCTTGGACTGCTTGCCCCAGGTTTATTTTTTATACCCATATATTAATTATACACAAATATTCGGTTCAAGTAAAGCATCTAGTCGGGGTCAGATACATCTATCATTACCATTTCTGTACCACAGGCACACATTGGTTCTGGGGCTTGAATAGCTAACTCTGCATGATAAAAAAACTTAGAGTCACATACGTAGCACTCATATTCATAAATTAGCTTATTAGACATTAAATGAGCCGAACATAAACATACTAGGTTTTAGGCAGGCTCGCCTATATTTTTTAAAATAAATCCTTCTTTACCTGGATCTGCAGAATAATCTATGGCATAACCAGAAAGGTTTTCTATGCTTTTATCGTCAGACCTTACTTCAAATTCATCGTATTTAAAGACAAGATCTCTGTCCATCTCATCATAATCGACCAGTAGGTAGCAGTCATCGATGCTAGAAATGCTTTTCTGGGCAGACACTCTGAAGAATACATTCTTCTTAGGGAAGCACTCTTTACCATGCCTTACCAAATCTGAAATTTGGCTCTGTGCGTTATTTGTTAAATTCATGATACCTCAATCTCATAGTCGGAGCTGATTATAGCCCCCTTCTCACCTTTTGTAGCCAAAATTTTACTTTCCACAACCTTATATTCTTGCCCATCAGACCATTTTGCTGAAAGTACACCTAATAGGTAAACTTGGACCCCAAACATCTTAGCCATTAAAGAATAAAAAATTCTTCTTAATGGTTTTCTAAATCCTGGGTACGTTTCTCTTATTAAAAAGTATCTCTTGTACCATTTTCCAAACTTAGTAGAACATTTAAGGGCCCTCTTGTTTGAAAAGTTACCAATCTTTCTAAAAATTTTAACATTAGTATTTACTACAACACTGTACTCGTAGGTCTTCTTTAACTCCATTATTTCACTTTCTGCTATTTATACTCTTATGTATCTCTTCTATTGTATCAGCAAAGTCCTGTGGAAAGCAAGACCTGTTTTCTATAACTAGCTGTACAGCCATACCCTCATATCTCATTGATTTTGAGTCCTTGCCTGCTTTTAAATTCTCTACTGCAAGGTCGTACATTTTATCGAAATCTGCCCTCTTAGAGTGGCATAAATTCTTTTCTGATCCACAGCCTGTAAGTAGGCCAGCCATTAAAATTGATATTACGAAGACTTTTAATAATCTCACAATAATTACCTCTTTTCATTGTATACATTAATGTATAACTATCTTAATATACACCACTTTTTATAAAAACGCATCCGTTATTCTACTTCATATATTTCGACTTGTACTGGTCCACCAGTGTTTATATCGAATAGGGCTGAGGCATGTATTGCTGCTTCTGCTACCCTCTGAGCCTCTACAATATCTGCATCCTCAGATAGCTTTGCATAAATATATCCCATCGCTATCCCAGCACCACTTCCAGTAGCATAAAATTCCTCATCGGATCTACTAATTGAAAAATCTGATCCAACATCAAACAACTCACCCTTTACAGATACAAGAAAATTAAAGTCTGCCTCTTTGTGCTTCCAGTCGTAGTCTGAATCATCAAGTGCTGTTATCATAGAAGGTATCATCTTAGAAACTACCCACGTTTGGATACTGCCAACTATTTTTGGTGGCTTCCAGCTATAAGCAATGATATCTCCTGGCCTAGCATCTCCACGTAGACCAATTAGTATATCTTTAAATCTAATAATTTTAGGCGTAGCGGAGCTAATTATTCTACTGTTATCTTCTGTAATTTGACTGTCAGCAGCCATTACAGACCACCCGTCACCCTGTATTCCAACGATTGTTGTCACTATGCTTTTTTCCTTACCCAAAATTGTGCTGTTTGTTCTCCAACATAAAGATTTTCTGAATATTCATAGAAGAACCTATCAACACCAGAAGATACCTGAAGGTTAGATCCGTGAAGGTCATAGTCGTCAAAAGCCATAATGCCGTTTGGCTTTAATATAGGTAGCGATAGTACTGCGTCCATATAAACATCCTCTGCTTTGTGACTACCATCAATATAAATAAAATCAAAAAACTCTTTGTGTGTGTCCTTCATATTTTTTAAAGCTTCATGAGAGTTACTTTTAATCTTTACTACATTTTTAAATTCGCTTAGTTTTTTATCGTATGTTTTTTCTACATCTACCCAGTCAAATGGCTCGTGCCCTACCTCTTCGGATCCTTGCCAAGTATCTATATCGTATAGCTCAGAGCCTCTAGTTAGCAAAACATTCTCTAAAAGCCATAGGGAAGAGTCCCCAGTAAATGCTCCAACTTGTAAAAACTTTAAATCCTTTTCTCCGCCAAAATGCTTGAGGTGTCTCTCAAAGTATTCTTTTCTAATATTGAACCAATTAGGATATTCCATTATATAGTGTCCTCTTCTAAGCTTTCGTCGTCATGATCAAATATGTCTTCTATTCTATCAAGTATAGCAACTCCCTTTAAAATTGTCCACAGGTATATAATGCCTAACAAACTAATTAAAGAGCCCCAGCCAACAATCTTCTTTTTCATTTTTTCTCCCTTACGATTATATCGGAGTTATTTTTCCATGCCTGATAGTATTTATCTTTATCTTTATTTAATTCAGTAATGATATTATTGGCCCTGATTAATCTATAGGAATACCACCATACTGTCAAGATCAGGTAGAATATGATAACCTTCTCAAGCATCTGGCCTACCCAGATCTTCCCAGAACTTCTCTCTTCCCATTGCGTCTTTCTCTGGTATGCTTCCTCCGTCAGTATTATATTCAAACTCTTTTGGTGATTGCTGTACTGGGACATCAAACATTTTTCTCAACTCTGGCAAAGGCATGGCACCAGATTTTCTTATAACATGCATATTACTTGTTGCAATAAATGTTGGCACTGAAGAAACATTATATTCTTTAGCTATCTCTGGTTCAGAATCTATGTCTATTTTAATGTATTTAATATCTTTATTTTCTGAAAGCAGCACGTCAATGCTCGGAAGCATTTTTTTACATGGCTGGCACCAGTCTGCAGTAAAATGTAAGAGCGACTTGTTAGATAGGTTAATTGCGTCTTTAACCTCATACAGATTCATTATCTGCCTCCAGTGCTTTCTCTACTTCCTGCTTAAATGTTTCTAGGACAAAATCTGTTACTAGGGCGCAGTACGCCATTTTTTTATCTACTTCATTTATATCTAGATTTTTTCCGTCAAATAGCTTATTAAATAATTTTTGAGCTACTTGAGCAGATATTACACTTAGATCTTCGTTATTCATGTTAGACTCCCGCCCTGACTATATATTTATAATACATCATTTTTGTAATTTGGTCAATATGTTTGGTATAATAATGTATACTTAATTTGTTGGAGATGATACTTTTGAACGATACCATTGTTGTGGCCTTTCTAGGCATAGTTGGATCAATTATAGCATTTTTCTTAGGAAAGCCTAAGCAGAATGCTGAGGTCACTGGATCGATACTTGATGCTGCAGAAACTTCGGTAGATCTTATCTTAAAGGTAATGGATGAAGTAAGAGAATCCATGAATGAAATTAAAGCCGCAAATGACCTTCTCAAACTTGAAATTGATAATTTAATACTAGAAAACATAAACCTCCAAAAAGAAATATCTGCAGTTAAAGAGCAGAATGTACAGCTTCTGGCAGAGAACGTTAAGTTGCGTAAAGAAATACACAAGATAAACACCAACCTATCTAGATAATAATTTCAGTAGCGGTGATATCTTTACCGTGATATCTTCTTTTTACTATATAGTCCCTAACTTTATCTGGACCATACTGTCTTCCACCTAAAATGATTGCCCATCTTGGCTCATACTTTCCCTCTATACAAGCATCACACATGATTAAATTAATATCAAACAGCGTTGACTTTATTGGGGTCAGCCTATGTTTTTGTTTGCCACAGGAATAACAAAGCATTTACTTCTCCTCTTCCCAGAAATCTGGATAATTAATTTCTTCGACTATATCAAAATCGTCATTCTCAACATAGGTTTCGAAAATTGTTTTGTCTTTATAGTATTTAACTTTAGATACATGCGCCCCATAAGAAATTATTTCCCCATAGACATTTTCTGAATGTATCCATACTTTATCTCCAGTACTCATATACCCTCCGCAACCTCTAGATCACACTTAACTCCAAAAGTCTCTACAAGTTTTTTAACCATGTTTAAGTACTCCATGATTGTAATATGTTGAGCGGAGCTAAAGTCTGACAAATTCGATTCGTAGATTCTAACACTTAGCATGCCAGGATATTCTACAACCGAAACCTTTAAATTTGGGTACGGCACTTTTATCTGCCTGATAGCTTTAGCAATATCATTACTGTATAGCGTCATAAACACCTAGCGCTTCCAGAATTAATCTCCAGTCTTCCTGAGATTTATGCATATTCCTTGATCTATCTACCTTACCATTAGATAAATATATCCCGCCCCAAACTCCAACCTCTGAGTTATCTATACCAGTCTTGTGACAGTTTTTTAAAACTGGACAGGACAGGCACATGGAGTCTATCGTTGCGGCATGTATTCCATCTTCTTCGTACTTGTCAAAAAAATAATCTGTAGGCAGTCCATTACAGGCTGCCAGGTCTTGCCACCTGAACCTATTTTTGTCTAACCCTAGCTTATCTAGAAGTTCTGACACTTGTAGGTACTTTCCATAGCCCGTTGTTGTTTACAACAACTCTTTTAGCAGTACCCCACTGGTTATTGTGAAATCTTCCATTAGTTTTTGACCAACCTGAATTGGTTGATTGCCAAATTATAATATCGTAGTTTTCCCACCATACATTCGGTGTATTCTTTACAAAAGATTCTGCTTGATTTAGATCTAACATATTGAACTTAAGCATTGTCATTTTTCTCCTTAGACAGCTTATTAAAACTAGAAGATTTTTCTAGCCTGGACAACCTTCGCTGCTCCTGCATTGCAAGATGTTTTGCGAGGACTCTTAAAAGTCTCTCTATCTCTTTTACAGAGGTAGCAATTTGTTTAATAGATTTAATCATTGTATATATAGTATCAAATTTATAAGGTATATGTCAAGCACTCTTGTGCTCTATAACCTTAATATTATTGATCTGGGCAAACTCTCTTATTTTTCCAGCCTTATAGTCTTTACCACGATTGAACAAAACAATAAAGTCTGGGGACTGGTCCAAAACCTTGCCGAGTCTCTGATCGAAATCTATAGACTTTGACGGTATGAATTCTGATATCTTAAAACCTTTTCCGACAAGAAAATTCTTAGTCTTTGAGACATAAGAGCTAACTATTTGTTCTGCACCTAGTCTATCTAAATGCATAAAGGTAATATCTTTATCTTCTTTGTCCATGTCCTGAATCATTAATGTAATAACTCTAGCAACGGTCAAAGAATCCTCCCAATCTTGGGATCCAGTAGCCCACAACTTCATTAACTACGCCGTAGGTTGTTCTGTTTTTGGAGCTTCTGTTACAACTTGTGTTTCTGTAGGCACCGCTTCAACTGGTGCATCGACTTGTACCTCAGCCTTTGGCTCTTCCGTTACGGGAGTAGCTACCACTGGCTCATTTACAACTGGTGCTACATCTGCCACTGCAGGTGTCTCAACAGTTTCTGTTACTTCTACGGTTTCTACAACTGGTGCCACCTGTTGCGCTTGAGCTGGTGCTTGCTCCTGTATTACTGGAGCAGTGTTTCCAACTGCTGGCTCTGTGTCTGACTCTAATGGAGCATCAATCTCTTCTACCTCAACTGCCTGGGAAACATTTTCTTTACCCAATGCACCAAGGAATGCTCCGTCCCAAATTGAACTCATTTTTCTCATTTCTCTTTTATTCTTGATTGATTCTGCTTTTTGACGAGACCAAGAATAGCCTGCGTCTCCTCCCCAAAGATCCCAGGCTACACGCCCTGGACTTGGGAAACCTTCTTCACCAGAACTAAATCCAGTGGCTTTTTTATCTACTTCATGTCTACTAAAAAAAGAATACATACGCATTACTGTACTTTCACTTAAAGATTCGTCATTTACAATTTGATTTGCACGGGTTAAACCTATTCTGGTTCCGCCACGTCTTCCTTCTTTTTTCCATTGCAAAGCACGGCGAGCAGCAGACTTCATTCCATCTGTTGTTTTATATCCTTCAGCCATATCTCTTCACCATCCTCAAGTATTTGTAGTGGCACGTGCATTGGGCATAAATAAATATATTCATCATTTTTCATTTTAGAAAAAACAATGAGTAACTCTTTTGTACCACAACTTGTACACTCTATCATATAATTATACCATCAAATTTCGGGATCGTCCATATGGTAAAACCCATACTTTTCAATTTCATCAATGGCCTCGTTGCTGACACTAAATATGGCCTCAAGATTTTCGTTATACTGTACATCTACCAGACCCTTGTCAAACAAATCCATTAATGATTCTTCCAAGTCCTCGTTAAATACCTCTAGAAGCTCTGGGCAGTACTCTCTCATTAATTTTTGGTCTATCCTGAATAAAAGCTCTCCGTCTCTGGACATACCATCAATGGTTATTGCACCAACGTCCATTAGGTAAGCAAATAAGGCATCTTCTTCTTCCCTACTGGTCTCTTCCATACTTCTCCTTTTCTAGAGCCCCTGGAGGGATTTGAACCCCCGACCTACCGCTTACAAGGCGGTTGCTCTGCCACTGAGCTACAGAGGCTAAGCGTCCCTGGCAGGAATTGAACCTGCGACCTACTGCTTAGAAGGCAGTTGCTCTATCCGACTGAGCTACAGAGACATATATGTTTACTCAACATATACATCTATTATATTATTTTTTTTCAGCCAGTCAAACGTAGCCATTAAAGATTCTCTGGTGTCACAAATATCACAACCATCGTATGCATCATATGACTCCCAGCCTTCTTTAACATCTTCTTCATCATATAAATACATGTAACATGCATTCCTGTGGTCCGTAACAAATTCTTGTAGCTTTTCTGCCTGTACGGTGGTAAGTTTAACTTCCTGCATTTTGTCTCTCAAAATGTGTCACCCAAAAATACTGACACTTGTCACAGCATGGCGTGTTATATGGGCTAGATACAGCATGCTGATACTTTAAGTAGTACATTGGATCTTTTTTAAATAAGTTTGCTTTGTGTGTGGTTATGATACGCATGACGGTATCTTGATTCATCCACCACTGCTGAGGATTTTTTCCCCAATCATTATTAAATCTATTATACAGACTATTTAAATTTTCCTCGTTCTTGTCTGTTTTGATACCACGAGACTTTGCCTCAAACACCATTGATTGTACGTATTTCCATAATCCGTGCTCGTACCCCTTCCACATTAAAACAGCTGGATGGTTTCTCCATGCGCCAGAAGGTGAATTATTGGATAGCACGTTTAGTATTTGATAACACTCTAATATTTGTTTATTTAATCTCTTTGAATCAAGAGATCGTGCACACTCATATGAATTTGTTGATGTTAGAAATGTTTGCATCTCTATCCATTCTCTAGTAGTTATATATTAATTTTATACTATTAAATTGGTTTATGTCAATAGGAGGAGCAGACCAAGAAGGTGTGGTGGTGGAATCCTGGTCCGCTCCAGCGATCCCAACCAGACTTGAACTGGTACTCCCTACTTATAGTAGTGTTCTGACCAAATGAACTATGAGATCTAGGTGGGGCATTTTATACACATGCCCCAGGTGTCAGATGTTACTTCCTTGCTAGAATTAACTTCTGTAGTGCTGCAATTTGCTTATTGATTTGTGCAATTAAAGCTACGATTGCCTTTAGTACTTCAGCATTGGAAACCTCTGCTGAGCTTGGTGCAACCTTGTATGATACTACCTTAGCAGAATCTGTTGATACGTATGCTGGTAGGTCAACTACTGCATTGTATGAACCAGTGTTATTACCAACGGTAAACTTGTATGTCTTTGATCCGTTTGTAAATGTGTCTGATGAGGCAGCAGTTCCGATTAGTGTTAGTCCACCAGCAGAAATTGCTACTCCTGTTCCAAGTGTTGATGCATCATTTACTTTTGCGCCTGAAATATCAGTTGCGCTTACTGTTAATGTTGCAATCTCTCCTGGAAGATAAGAAGCCTTATCCATTGTTGCTGTGTACTTGTTTACACCTTGGCCACAACGTGCATCAAACTCATTTGAGTAAATTACTGAAAGATCTGAAAGGGTAAATTGAATACGCACCTTTGTTGATCCTGAAGTAGAAGCACATGTCCAACCACCAGTTTGTACTGCTGTAGCAGATGATGCTCCAGCAACAGAAACAGCAGTTACCTGTGAGCTATACTTTGTGGTATCAGCAGTTGGAGTAATTCCAGCTAATTGATTTCCAGCAGAATCCTTGACTACAAAGTCATAGGTTCCTGTACGTGCTCCACCAGATTGTGCAATGTCTTCACCAGAAACTACGATAGACGCAGCCTGTCCAGTAAAATTAATTGACTTTGTTGTTAGTGCCACTCCATTAAATGTAATTGTAATGGTTGTTGATACTGGCTTTCCAGCATTGGCAGTGCCTTGAGTAACATAAAGAACTCCACCGACACCATTTTTTGCTGCTGCATTAACCTGTGTTGTTGGTGCAGCATCCCATGCTACAACAGCCCCACCAGTTGCAATTGCTTGAATTACACCATTTGTTGTTAGTGTTGCATCGTATGCGTCTTTTGCAAGAACGTTTACATACCCTGTTCCACCATTAACAACTGTTGTTGATCCAGCAACATCTGCGCTAGAAGCAAGTGTGCCTTGTGTTGAAGTATCTTGTACACGCCCGAAGCTATTTGCTACAGACAAAATATTTGTCTTTGCAGTAGTTGAGGCATAAATTGTTTTGATATCAACTGTAGAAGTGGTTGATCCAACCTTCTTCTTTTGAGTTACTGTAACGGTGCCTGCACCATTAACAGTCAATTTTACATTTGTTGGCAACGTGACCGCTGTTGACGTTGTTGCTGTAAATGTAAACAGTTTACCTAAATTGGTAAGTGTAACCCCTGTAGGGTTTGATCCCGCTGCTGTGTAATCAGTAAATGTTGCAGGGCCAGAAATCTCTAATGAGACATTGTCATCTGCTGTAGAAGCTAAGGTATCGCTTGTTGTTAGTGCAACTACTGCATTAACTCCAGCTTCCGCCTTAGTTGTATCTGTTAATACTGTTACTCCACGAGCACCCGCAGATAAAGAATCAGATAGTACATATCCGTTACTTACTGCTGCTTGAGCTTGTGGAACCGCAACCAAGAATGTTGCCGCAACAGCCGAAGCTACTACGGTAGAGATCCTTTTGATTGTATTATTCATATTTTTTTGTTTTTCCTTTTCTATATATAGAGTTGGAAATACCCTTCTGGATATCACCGCTGGGAATCCTGGATTCGAACCAGGGACATAGAAGTTAACAGCTTCTCGCTCTGCCTGCTGAGCTAATCCCCACAAAAAACCCACACAACTAATATATCAAGTAATGTGGGTCTAAGTCAATACTTTTTGGCTATTTGCCAGATTTATACTTTCCACCACGTCTTTTATACTCTTGAACTACCCAAGCATTTGCATAAGCAGATGGGTAAACATCAAATTTACGCTTAGCCTCAGAAATCACTCTATTATACAACTCTTTATCTGCTGGCTCACCTTTACGTGGCTTAATAACTCCTCCGTAATTAGGTTTGGCTGCTTTTGTGATTACTGGTTTAAATACTCCACCCCAACTTATAGGAGACTCTGCTGGATCTAGTACAGCTTCTCTTTCTTCTCCGAGAATTCCTGGGTCTGAATCCATTGATTTGTTTGTTTCAGATGCATACAGAGCTCTTTGTTGAGCAAGGGCGTCGTCTCTAGTTTTATGGCATCCCATAACTTCTCCATCATCTTTTACTACTGGATATCCAGAACAACCATTTGTTCCTTTTCCACCAATATTGTAAGGCATTATTTTTTTCCCACTTTCTTTTTAGGAGTGTGTGGTCCAAAGTCTGCTTTGATTGTTCCGTCTTTTCTTAGACGAACAATTCTACCGTTTTTAATCTGCATTGGATTAAAAGCTGTTGCTTTTCTCTTTGGCATTATTTACCCTCCTCTAAAATTTTTCTTAATTCTTCATCCATATTGTATTCAAAAGACTCTTCCATAGCCTGCTCCATCATATCTGAAAGGATGTATGGCAAATTAAATACTACGAACTGTGCTAGCAATGGATCTCTGTACGAAACATCAAGTTCAAAATCTTCTCCCGATTTTAAGCTTAGATTAATGGTACCATCATCATCCTGATACCCACCCATCTGAAAATTGACGCCGTCCATTAGTCCTCCGTTAATTAAGTATATCATTTATCTATAAATTACACAATAAAAGGGGCCCCACAGAAATTCCTGCACTTGGCAGGGGGAGTAGATGTGTAACTAGCCATCCTAAAGGCCTGTGGGGCTGGTGCGGTGTGTAGGACTCGAACCTACGGTTACCGAATTATGAGTTCGGGGCTTTAACCAACTAAGCTAACACCGCTGGGATATATATAACTATACACCCCATTATTTTTTATGTCTACTACTATTGTGCGTTCTTATCAATTTTTGCGAATGCTGAATTGATTTCTGAAGCTGATAGTTTTCCATCATCTAGGAATGCACGTGCCAGTCTTTCAACTACCGTTGCTACTCCAAGAGTTCCTGCAAGAATGACTGCCTTTGTTGTGTCGATTCCTACCAAAGATCCTGCACCAATTACTGAAAGCCCTGAAGCCGCAAAAACTGCGACAATTCTCATTAGGATGTTCCAAATATTAGTTACGGCTGATGAACCCAACACTTCTTCTCCAGTTGCTGGATCGATTGCTGTTAAGTCAATATCTTTTTTCTTTGCCATATTAGTCCTCCTCTCTATTGCGTATTGGATATGTAATCATCCAAGCCACGATTGTTCCAACTATTGCATAACCCACCACAGTTTTTGCACTACCGTCTAGGACAACCCAGGCGATAAACATGCCAAGAAGTGTCCAAAGTTGGTCAATCATATCCTTTATTATTTTTATCATCGTCTTCTTCTCCTTACCCCCTTGGATTCGCCAGAGGCTCCTCCACCACCTGATCCACCGCTAGTGGATCCTCCAGTGGTTGTTCCTGCTGCAGCGACAGCATTTATTGCTGCACCCGCTGCTACAACTGTTGCTACCATCATTTCAGTAGACTCTTGTCTTTCTTCGTCAGACATATCTGCGCCAATATTAGCTAACGCAGTAAAAATTTCACACTTAGGTGCATCTGGATCATAATTTGGATCTTCTGGTCCTGGTGGATTAATGCAACCTGCAATTCCCCCTATTAAAGCTGCTGGACTTTCTAAATTTTCTAAAGCTGACGCAACTGCTGCAATAATTACAACCTCGTTACCATTTTCATCAGTACGAATTTCCACTGGTGTTTGTGGTGGAAGATCACTATACTCAAGACCTGCTGCTTCTATGTTTGCAGCAGTTACTGGTGCTCCCTCTGCTGATTCTACCAATACATCTGCAACTAAATCTTTTTCTGCCAAGGTAAATGTACCGT